GCAATGACAGCGAGAGCTGCCATTGCTTCAGTGATGTAATACCTAATCATGGATAGTCAGCCCAGTATTCATTCCAATGTTCTTCAACAACTTCTTGAATGATACCTTTTTCAAACTCAGTATTACGATTGAGTTTCTTTGCTACCCAGTTGGTAGCTTCACTTACATTTTGAAATGATCCAAACTCTTGATGATACTCAACGCATAGTCCATTGAGATCAGCTTCAATTTCTGGTATTAGATTGTTATTTATATAACTCATTCTACACTCTCCATCTTTGTTAAGTAATTTGCATACTCTTCTAAATGCTGATTGTGTTCCTCATTTACAGACCACATTTCAGAAAGGAACCATTCTTTATTGAAATCCCTATCCATACTTTCGAATTTGTCTGCTACTAATCCCACCATCTTTAATGGAATATCTGGACCTAAGTGTTTTATGAACCAGTTATAATGTGCTGCTTCAAACAATTTTTTTTGTTGTGGTATAGCCATGATGTGTATCCCCTTTCATTTGCTATAATTACCAATTCTATCACACTATGACATAGTGTCAAGTGAACAAAAAAAGGGAGTCAGCGAAGCTGACTCCCTCTCTTTTTGTTTATGATGCTACCTTTAGGTCTGCTACCTCCTCTCCGTTTGCATCTGGTTTAGTTCCGTTACTTGCTAGTGATGCAAGCTCGATTTCATCATTGGTTACTGATGCTTGTATGCTGAGGTTTTCAAAAGCTTTCTCAAGCTTTCTCAACATCTTGATCTGTGCTTCCGCTTGATCAAGTTTGATCTTTGCTTCTTGTACCTCAGCATCAGTACCAATATCAGCATCTCTACGTCTTATTGCACTTTGGTGCATAGTACACAACAGATCACGGTAGTGATGAACACCTTTGTAATACTTACTACCTAAGATTGATCTTTGAACAGTCTTATGTAACTGATCGAATATGATCTGTTGTCCTTTACATGATACTTTGATTGTACCATCCTTTGTTTCATGAACTAGTGTTTCTTCTAATACTTTAATTAACTTGTTTACTAAATTTGTCATCTTTAACTCCTTATGACTAACTTGATTTCTATTTAATACTAACTAATATACTTATTAATTAATGCCTATCAGAATATCATGCTCAGATTGTGGTCAAAGCAGAATTTGACATGCCAAGATGCATTTTCTTACAAAGAAATAGCACTCCGTAGGAGTGCAAATAAGATAGAATGAAAATGGATGTTGTTGAATTGGCATCACAAATTGTGCTTTGAATTGGTCAGGCATTCGTATGAGAATGAGAAAGAACGCAAGCAATATGAGTATGATATTCTGCTAAAGTCGTGTCAATCAAAAGCGATTTCATAATAGTGCAAGGCATGATGTATGCCTTGCTCAATAGAACCTGGTAACAGCTTTGCTGTTGCCATAGTGAAATCGCTATTGTAAGCGAAAAGGGAATGAATGCACTGCATGGTGCTTCCATGCAAAACGAACACCCCTCGACGGGGTCGTTCGTTTATTCTGATCTTCGATCAGAGCATAGAGTATGGCTGTGATCTAGATGCGTTGCAACGTGAAACGTTGCTTTGCATCTTCTTTATCACAGTCATTCAGTTTCGGTGAAGCTATCCCCATTTCGCTATTGACATGGTCGATTAGATAGAGTTTCATGCAACTCATGAACACACTCAAGAACCTCGCAGAACAGTCTACGATCACCGCAAAACAACGAAAGCTGGTGGATACACTCGTAGCAACTGGATGCAGCATCAAGAAAGCTAGTGAAGTAGCTGGGTATGCAAAGGGAGAAAGTGGTAGAGTCAGTGCTAGCAAGGCTCTCAAGAATCCAAACGTGCAAGCTTACTTGATGTTGCAGGTATCGGAAAGTATAGGACTCAATGCTACGAAAGCTAGTCATAGGTTACTCCAGCTTTCACAAGATGCTAAGAGTGAGTACGTACAGCTAGAAGCAAGCAAGGATATACTGGATCGAGCAGGGTTCAAAGCTCCTGATAAACACCAGCATCTTGTTGCTGGGGATATCAAAGTAAACATATCTCTTGACTAAAAGGAACTCGCAAGCTCGTACTATATTTATTGGGTTATCTGTCTACATATTAATTTAATCTTACTGTACCCCCTCTGGGGGGCTGGGGGGGAAAATAGCGACTCTGTTACGGTAAGTAGTCCTTCACAAACATTTTTAGCTTGAAAAGCTCTAAAAAATATTTAATGGTTAGTTAGGAGGTCGCTATGGCAGAACGAAATAAGATGGAATCTATAAAAACATTAGTTGATTATTTAGAGGGTTCTCCAATGGTATGTGAGGTAATGTCTATTGCGAATGGTGTAGCTGTAATTAAATTTAATTTAGAGCAAGAATATACCTATCATATTACTCAAAAATATGTTGATGAATTAGGAAAAAAAATAAATGGCAAAGACACCAGCTTGGCAAAGAAAAGAGGGTAAGAACCCCAAAGGTGGTTTGAATGCTAAAGGCAGAGCAAGCTACAAGAAAGGTACTCTCAAGCCACCAGTGAAGAGTGGTGATAATCCTAGACGTGCTTCTTTCTTAGCAAGGATGGGTAATATGCGTGGTCCAGAAAGAGATTCTAAAGGAAAGCCTACCAGACTTCTTCTTAGTTTGAGGGCTTGGGGTGCAAGTTCGAAGGCAGATGCTAGAGCCAAAGCAAGAGCAATCAGCAAAAGGAATAAGGCATGAGCAAGAAAGTAAGATGGTGGGAAGATGATCCAGATAATCTTCAAGAGAATGTAAGAAAAATGAAAGAAAAGATTGATAACAACAAAGTTGATTTAGATATGTGTGCTGATTTTCTAGAGTATCACTATGATAAATATATAGCTCAACAACCTAGTTCATATAAGAAATGGCTTGATAAAAAGTTTAGAGTTGCCCAAATGTTATCAAGGTCACCAGCAGATATAGATATAGGGAAGTTAAAATAATGGCAGTAAATGCAGCTGGTAATTATACCAAACCTTCAATGAGAAAGAGTTTATTCAACAGAATCAAAGCTGGTAGTAAAGGTGGCAGACCTGGTCAATGGTCAGCAAGAAAAGCACAAATGTTGGCTAGAATGTATAAAGCCAAAGGTGGGGGATATAAGTGAAAGCTCCTCAACGATCTTTACTTAACTGGGGTAAACAAAAGTGGAGAACTTCTGATGGCTCTCCATCAAAAGGTAAGAAAAGATATTTACCAGATGCTGCTTGGAAAGCATTAAGTGCAAGTGAGAAAGCAGCAACCAATCGTGCAAAAGCAAAAGGTAATCGTTCCGGCAAGCAGTTTGTAAGGCAACCAAAGAAGATTGCACAGAAAGTTAAGAAGTATCGAACATGAGTTTTTTACATACTTTGAGTGATAAAGAACGCAGAATGTTGAGGAACGTGGTAAAGACAGTACATCTTAAACACTTTCCCAAGCAATTTGCGACTGATTACGAAGCTGATAAATTGATTGCAGTCATTGGTCCAGAAACTGTAGAAAAACTACTTAAAGTGGCTATTGACCATAAGATTGATGATAGATAGTGCCTAATTTTAACTACAAACCAGATGGTGAAATACTAAAATCTTTTATGAAAGACTCTAATTTTTTTAGAGGAATAAGAGGTCCAGTTGGTTCTGGTAAGTCTGTTGCTTGTTGTGTTGAAGTATTTCGTAGAAGTCTTGAACAAAAGAAAAATAAAGAAGGTGTTCGTAAATCTCGTTGGGCTGTAATTAGAAATACAAACCCACAGTTAAGAACAACTACTATAAAGACTTGGTTAGACTGGTTTCCAGAAGATACTTGGGGAAAGTTTCATTGGTCAGTACCATATACACATCATATCCAAAAAAACGATTTGGATATGGAAATTATATTTTTAGCATTAGATAGACCAGAAGATGTAAAGAAACTTCTTTCTTTGGAACTTACTGGTGTTTGGATTAACGAAGCAAGAGAAATACCCAAAAGTATTATTGATGCGTGTACTATGCGTGTTGGTCGTTATCCATCTATGCGTGAGGGTGGTGCAAGCTGGTCTGGTGTGATTGCAGATACTAATGCTCCAGAAGAAGATCACTGGTGGGCGATTATGGCTGGGGAGGTTCCAATACCAGACCACATTCCAAAAGAACAAGCAAAGATGCTAATTAAACCTGATAACTGGGGATTTTTTACACAACCACCAGCAATGAAAGAAACACTTGATGATCGTGGTGAAGTAAAAGATTACAGTATGAATAAAAAAGCAGAAAACTGTATTAATATTTTAGATACTTATTATCCTAATCTTATTCGTGGTAAGACTAAAAGTTGGATAGATGTTTATGTAATGAACAGATTGGGTGCAATACAGGAAGGAAAACCTGTATATCCACAGTTTGTTAGTGAAACGCATATTGCAACTGAAGAAATACCTATTGCAATGGGTGTTCCTTTGTACATTGGTATTGATTTTGGTCTTACTCCAGCTGCTGTTTTTGGTCAAAAGGTAAGAGGTCGTTGGTTAATACAATCAGAGATTGTTGCTATTGATATGGGTATAGTTCGATTTGCAGAATTGTTACGACAAGAGATAGCAACACGTTTTTCTGGTCTTGATGTTAACATTATTGGTGATCCAGCTGGTGATTTTAGAGCGCAAACAGATGAATCAACTCCATTTCAGATATTAAGGGGTGCTGGGCTGAGGGCTATCCCAGCACCTTCGAATAGTGTAGACCTTAGATTAGAGTCAGTTTCATCACAGTTGACTAAAATGTCAGATGGTAAACCATCTTTTTTGATAGACAGAAGGTGTCCAATGCTGATAAAAGGGTTTCAAGGAGGATATTCTTATAGGAGAATGCAAGTGTCAGGAGAAAGATTTGATGACAAACCAGAAAAAAATATGTATTCTCATATTCATGATGCTTTGCAGTACCTGATGTTGGGTGCTGGAGAAGGAAGGCAACTTATGGCTGGACAAAAACCCCTTTCTTCGTTTAATGCGAGAATGGACTATGATATATTTAAACGAAAACCATTTAAGAAGAGAAGTATATGGCAAAGATTAGGAGGTTAATATGTGTTTATTTGGAGGTGGTAGTTCTGCTCCTGAAAGGGATTTGGAAGCAGAAGCAGCCCAAAAAGCCGAACGTGAACGTCAGGAAGCAGAAAAAGCCAGAGCCAAAGAAAAGGCAACGGAAAGCCAAGTAAGACGTGGAACTCCTCTTGTCCAGTATGTTCAAGCACCACAAGAGCCAAAAGCACCAGACCTTACAACAGAAAGACTTCGTGAAGGTGAGTCTTTAGCACAAACACAAAGAAAAAAACGTACACGTTTAATGGGTCGTGGTCGTGCTAGGGGTAGAAGATCACTTCTTACAAGTACAGGTATGGGTTATTATGGGGGCAGAGTATAATGATATTTAACTTTCATAACCTTTCTGATGACCAAATTGCTAAAGAATTGATGGATAAATATCAAAGAGCAAAGACAGTAAGGGATCAATTTGTACCTTTGTTTGAAGAATGTTATGAATTTTCTATGCCACAAAGAGAATCTTTTTATACAGAAGCAATAGGACAAAGAAGAGATGAAAAGATATTTGATGAAACAGCAGTTGTAGGTGTTCAAGAGTTTGCATCAAGATTAC